ATGCCAAGGCACTGTACTGTATGTGAACACCCCGACCGCACAGCCATCGAGGCCGATTTCAGTATCGGATTACTCAGCCTGAACAAGATTGCGGTCAAATGGGATGTATCCGCAGCAGCACTGAGCAGGCATACACGCAACTGTGCAGCAAAACCAATGGAGCCTCCACCTCCTGCTGACGAGACGTTCACCGAGACCCTCCCTGTCACAGCCAACGGGTTCAATGCGTATGAAAGAATCCTGACAGTCCATTCGGAGTTTGAGGAACTGCTACAGCTCGCAAAAGAGACTGGCAATGATGGACTGAGGATGATGGCCCTCGGGGAGATACGGAAGACCGTCGAGTCAATGGTGAAGATCTTTGAGGCACAGCAGAAGGTGGCGATGATGTACCAGAAAGAGGATGTATCAGCTTCGCTTGTATACCGCTGGCTGGCAGAGAATTACCCTGATGTTCTGGAAGGTTTAAGGGAATACACCGGGAGGCATCTGGTATGAGTATGAACCCCAACCTGTCCACCTTCGATAGGGAGATGACATACATCCTGCACCCTGCGGCACGGGTCGAGCATACCTTCGGCCTGGGTTTCAGGCTGGATCCGGTCCAGGAGCAGATCATACGGGACCAGTCCGACCGGATGATAGTCTGCTGCTCCCGCCAATGGGGCAAGACAACCACCGTTGCAGCCAAAGCAGCCGCAGAAGCCCTTTCCTACCCTGGTTTGTACCTGGTCATTGCTCCCACCGAACGCCAGGCAAAGGAATTGTTCCGCAGGACCAAGGATTACATCTGCCATGCCTATCCATCAATGAAGTTCGAGGAGTCCAACAAGACCAGCCTGGAGCTGCCCAACAGATCCAGGATCGTGGCCCTGCCGGCCAAGGGAGAGAACATCCGTGGCTATCCGAACCCCAGGCTGGTGATCATAGACGAAGCAGCTTTTGTCAAGGACCAGGACTACCGGGCAATAAGACCTTTCCTGTCACATGGTGGCAAGCTGATTATCCTGTCAACTCCATTCGGAAAGCGGGGATTCTTCCACGATACCTGGACCAAGCAAGACCCTGGATGGTCCAGGTATTCAGTCACCGCGGACGAGTGCTACCATATCTCGCGGGAGTTCCTGGAAGAGGAACGCATGACCCTGGGTGAAGCGTGGTATGCCCAGGAATACGAGTGCAAATTCATAGATGCGGTCCTGGGATTCTTCAACATGGATAAAGTCAGGGCCGGACTGGATGAAGGCATAGAACCCCTGTTCCCTGTCCGGGACAAAAAGAAACTGAACGAGGATGACAGCATCCAGCCGCTGTTCGGAGGGAAAACATGAACCAGTTCATCATGAGTGTTGACCTTGGCAGGAATAACGACTGGACGGCCATCACGATCATCAAGGAAGGGCTGCATGAGGTCAAGAGGCCGAAATTCGACGAGCTGGACATCAAGTTCGAGGGAGAATCCATAACATCGAGGGTCTGGCAGATCGTCCACATGGACCGGGTTGAACTGGGAACCGATTATGTCGAGGTGGTCAGGATCGTCAAGGAGCTGCTGGAGACACCGGAACTCGAAGGCAACTGCGACCTGGTGATAGACGCGACCGGGGTGGGAACGCCTGTCTGCGACTTCATGCGGAACGAAAGCCTCAACCCCATTCCACTGGTCTACACCTCGGGGACCAATATAACGCAGACAGAAGACGGATTCCTCCGGGTTCCCAAGAGTGATCTGGTCCATTCGCTGCAGTTCTACTGGAACTCGGGCAGGCTCAAATACCCGAGGAAGCTTGCCGTGATCGACGCATTCCTGGCTGAGATGGAAAGCTTCGTGATGAAGATGGGCAAGAGCGCCAGCGTTTCCTACGAGGCGATGCAGGAGCAGGACCACGACGATCTGGTGATGAGCTGTGCAATGGCTGTATGGTGGGGTTCGTATTCAAGGCCATGGGCTCACCGCAGGAGCCTTCTGGACAAGCCGGAGCCTCCGTATGACCCGCGGAGCTATCTCTTGACAGATGACCATCAATGATCCGATAATGTATATTGACCCTGGGGCATGGCAAAGAGGGGATAAATGCCCAGGGACGAAAAGCCCGAGAAGCGGATCCTGCGGCGTCTCACCGCACTGGAGCAGGAGCGCAAGCCATTCGAGGATGAATGGAAGGACATAACCCGCCTCATATTCTGCCGAAGATCCGGCTGGGACAAGCGTCCTGACCAGGACAAACGGCAATCCCAGGACATGTACGACACTACCGCCACCGCAGCCCTCAAGCTGATGTGTGACGGTCTTCTTGGCCACCTTGTACCCGCATCCATACCGTTCTTCAAGTTCAGATCAGGCAATCAGCAGCTTGACGAGTTCAAACCACTGCGTGTCTGGCTGGACCAGTGCCAGCAGCACATACTCAAGGTCCTGGAGCGGTCCAATTTCTATTCCAGCCTGGGCGAGATATTCCCTGATGCAGGATCCCTGGGGACTGCAGTGATGTTCGCCGAGGAGGATATCCGCTCCGGCAAGGTCTACTTCTCCGTCCGTCACCTGAAGGAGATATTCGTAGCCGAGAACCGCTGGGGAGAAGTGGATACCGTCTACCGCAAGTTTGCCATGAGCCTGGGCAATTTAGTGGACCAGTTCGAGGACAGGCTTGACCAGAAGATGATCGACCGGGCAGAAGACAACCCCGACGAGATGGTGGATGTACTCCATGCCGTGGAACCGGACAAGAACGGGCAGAGGCAGTATACCTCCACCTACATGCTCCTGGATGGCGGGAACAAGGACAACAACAGGATCCTGGACGAGGGTGGATACGACTGGATGCCCTACATCGTCTGGCGGTTCTCCAAGAACTCCGACGAGACCTACGGGCGCTCCCCTGCGATGGATGCCCTGTGGGATGTCGTGATGATCAACCACCAGGCCAAGACCATGGCCGAAGCAGCACACAAGGCCGTCAATCCTCCCCTGTTGGCCCATGAGTCCATGAGGGGGCAGATCAAGATCAATCCGGGTGGATTGACCTACTGGGACAATGCAGCCCCAGGCGGCCGGCGCGTGGAATCCCTGTACGGAGGAGCCCTGGGTCAGTATCCCTTGGGGATCGACGCACTGGAGAGACGGGCGAAGATCATCCGGGAGCATTTCCGCTCCGATTTCTTCTCCTACCTCCTTGCAGAAGGCGCTGGCCAGAGGGACCGCACGGCAACCGAAGTCAACGCAATCGAGGCCCAGAAGGCTGCGATCCTGGGATCCACCATCGGACGGATCACCAAGGAACTATTGGAGCCGGCGATCACCACTACCTATCTGATCGAGCTTGAGGCAGGCAGGCTTCCACCGATGCCCGAGGAGCTGATGGAACTCCAGGGTCTGGCTCTTGAAGTCGAATACACTGGCCCCCTTGCGATGAAGCAGAAACAATACCTGAGAAGCCAGGGAGTGCTGGACGGCGTTGCTGCTGTATCGGGAATAGCCCAGGCTACAGGACAGGTCGAGATCTTCGACAAGTTCGACTTCACCCTTGCAGCAGAGAGGGCGGGAACATCCAATGGCATGCCCGACGAGATGGTCCGGGACGACCGGACAGTCATGAAGATAAGGAAGGCCCGGGCCGAGCAGCAGCAGGCCATGCAGGAAGCACAGATGGAGCTGGAAGCCGCGAAGGTGGCTCCGAACCTCGGCAAGGCTCCGGAGCCGGGAAGCCCGGCAGACAGGATGCAGAATGGCGCAGCTTGACGGAGCAGACCAGAAGGCTATGGACCTTGTGTACACCTATCGCAGGGTGTTCTGCACCCCGGACGGGAAGGTGGTCCTCAAGGACATGCTTTCGGACCTTAACTACAACAGCAGTGTGGGGATGGACAATGCCCCTTTGCACAACTATGCCAAATTCCTGCTGTTCAAGATAGGAGCGTTGCAGGACCACAACGAGGACGCAATCGTTGACGCCCTGCTTGATCTACCGTATCTACCGCCGGTCAACGGCGACAAGGAGTGATCATGGACGAGAACACGGCCCCCGCAGGGGACAACCAGGTTCAGGCCACGGATGTGAGCCCGGACACTGGAACCGGGCAAGGGGATCCCGGAGCGAAACAGTCATGGCTGGACAAGCTTCCCGAGTCCCTCAAGGCATCGAAAACGCTCGCCAAGTTCACTTCGGAAGAAGCCTTGGCAAAAAGCTATGTCGAACTTGAGGCCAAACTTGGAAAGAGCTTTTCAAAACCTGGCAAGGACGCAAAGCCCGAGGACTGGGATAAGTATTATTCCAAGGTTGGCCGCCCCGCAAAGGCCGACGACTACGCGCTCAATGCTGATGGCCTTGAGGCTGATGAATCGTTCCTGTCGGACATAAAGGCAGGGTTCCACAAAGCAGGGCTGGACCCGGACCAGGCGGCGGTTGTCTTCAACCTGTTGGCGTCGAAAGCAAAAGCGGAGTACGAAGAAGCCGCCAATGCCGAGAAGCTCAACCAGGAGATGATAGCGAATGCCTGGGGAGCGAAGGCCGGCGAGAAACTTGAACTGGCCAAGCGGTTTGTCTTGAAGGTCGGGGGAGAGAACGCTCTTGCCCACCTTGAGAAGACCGGGGCCGGCAAGGATGCCGTGGTACTCCAGCTCCTGGCTGCGGCCGCCGATGCGACAACTCCCCACCGATTCGTCGATGGGCAGGCTGTCAAAGGCAAGCCAAACCCGTATGCCTACATGAACGAGAAGCGGTAAGCGTAGAAACCGTGACAACGGAGGGCAAAAATGCCCTTTACCATCGATACCTCATACACCCTTGCGGAAGTGCTGAAAAGCTACGACCCCGAGGGCAAGCTGCATCACATCATCGATGTGTTCAGCTCCAAGCGGCCCATCCTCGAAGAAGGATACTGGGTCAACGCCAACAACGACAACAGCCATGAGATGCTGCGCCTGTCCAAGAAACCCAGTGGTGCCTTCACCCGCATCAACCAGGGTTACGACAGGGAAGGCGTCGCGACCGTCCCCGTGACCGAGCCCCTGGCCATGATCGGCTCTCTTTTCGAGCTGGACAAGCGCCTGGCCGACAAGCAGTCCAATCCCGGTGCCTGGAGAGCCCAGCGGGCCAAACTCCATGTCCAGGGCATGATCGAGAACTGGAACAAAAAGTTCTGGAACGGCAACATGGCCACCGATGTCAAGGAAGTCAACGGACTACTGACCCGGTACACCCCTGTTTCCGCTGCCGCCAAGACCGCCAACATGATCGACTGCACTGCATTCAAGGGAGCATCCGGCCAGGAGTACTACCCGGTGGTCATCGTCTCCTGGGGTGAGGATGGCGTACAGCTCATCAATCCCAAGGACGGCAAGAAGACCTTCTGGGAAGATGACCGCGGTCTTGTGGACCTGATGGACAGCGACAACAAGCCGTTCCCCGGGTTCCGGTCCTATTTCAACTTCCAGTACGGGATCGGCGTCGGCGACGAGCGCAGGATCCAGCGGTTGTTCAACGTGGATGCCAACAACATCCTGATCAAGAACACTGTCCCGGCCTCCTGGTTCGAGGATGTCCTCATCGAGGCGATCAACAAGATGCCTTCGACCGAGAACTGCGCGATCTACTGCGGCCGCCAGGTCATGACCGGCGTCATGCAGCGGCTCAACAGCAAGAGCAACGTCTACTTCACGCCTGAGAACGTGTGGGGACGGACCATGCCCACCCTCTGGGGTATCCCGATCATCCGGGATGATTCCCTGTCCGTGGTCGAAAGCCTGATAGAGTAAAAGGAGGAATCAGATGATTCTTGACAGACAGGAATACTTCCGGACCGTGACCACGGGGCTGGAAACCATCGGGGGCCATGAGGCGGGAACCTCTGACTACCGCGACACCCACGCCGTAGGAGCCTTCGACACCTCGAAGAAGACCTACCTGGTCATCGAGGGATCGACTGATCTCGTGCGGGGTGCCGGAGCTGCCAACCTGGTCATTACGCTGACCAGTGACAGCGCCGCTGCGTTCAATGTGGCAAAGGTCACCCATCACACCTGGACCATCGCCAAGGCCAATGTCGCGGCCACCAGGACCAGGATACAGCTCCCCGAAAGCATCAAGCGGTACTGCCGCATCGAATGGGACGTATCCGAGGCGTCGGATTCAGGTGGAGCCTTCAAGGCCTACCTGTACAGCGAATGAGAGGTGGAATCATGAGCGAACTGGTTCCCTCATACGTACACGGATCCCGGGCATACCCCAATATGGCCCGCGTCGAATCCCTGGTCGCCAACAACCTGGGCATCCCCCGGATGGCGAACGAGGGCGGCAAGTATCTCCAGTCCACCAGGGAGGGGATGACCTTCATCGGCCGTTCCCACGCCGCTGCGGCAATCCCGCTGTCGGCCACGACCGGCGTTTGTCCCACCCTGTGGAACCCCGAAGGCTCCGGGAAGATCCTCGTACCACTGAAGATCATGCTTTCCCTGGCAGCTATCGGCACTCCGGCGATCTGGGGCCTGGCACTCGCGCAGACCCTGGCAACCGGACCATCCACCAACATCGGCTCAGGCAAGCCGATTGTCACCTTCACCAACCGTGCGCCCAAAACGGCCCGGATCGGCGGCCCTGCTGCCGTGGCGAAAGGGATGTTTGCCAGTGATGTGGTGACCTTCACCGCCGCCCCGACCGTGATCATGGATCTCGGGATGGGTGGATGGAAGGATGGCACCGCAGCTACCAGCAACCCGGTGGCAGGTCTTGAGTTCGACCTGGACGGGTTGATCATGATGGCACCAGGCAGTGCAATCAGCCTGGTGGGAACCGTGGCGTCAAGCACCACCTTCTGGGCGAGCATCCTGTTCGCCGAGTTGCCCGAGTTCCCTCTGTAGTTGAATGGGGCTCCTTCGGGAGCCCCTGTTCCAAGGAGTAACCATGAGAGTGCAGGCGACAATGACCCACCGCAACCACATCCTCGGGCGGATCCTCCAGGCCGGGGAGATCGTGGAACTTGACGAATCGGTTGTACGGGCCAACCAGGCTTTGTACATAAAGGCCGAAGGTGAAATGAAAAGGCAACTGACCAAGGAAGAAGCGGTCAGGTTGATCATCGATAACAAGCTTGCCAAGCATAGCGAGGTTGAGGGTCTTTCCCTTAAACAACTCCGCGAGCTGGCTGAAGGAGTATTCTGATGGCTCCCATAACCAGACTGTCGTGGACACCGAGCCACGAACAGGCAGAAGCAGAGCTTGCGAACATAGCACTGAAACGCCTGGCCGCAGATGACATCAAGGATGATGGCGAGGACACCCCGTCGGCACGGCAGTCCATAGCTGTATTCGGTGCTACCAGGGATGAACTCCTTCGCGACTACGAGTTCAATTTTGCCCAGCGCCGCCTCTCCATACCAGAGGATTCCACCTATGCCAACAAGGGGCCGTGGTCCTACGCATACAAGCTGGAACCAACAACTGGATCATACGCATCCATCGGCACAACCACCAACCAGACCGGACTGACAGGATTCTCCGGACTGGCAGTCAATTCCCTGAGAGGCTACAAGGTTGCCGGAAGCGGCATTCCTGCGGGGGCATACATCATGTCCAACACCGAGACCACCGCCACCATGAACGCCAAGGCCACCGCGACCGCATCAGTGACAATCACCCTGTCGCTAGCCGTCCTCAAAGTACTCGAGATCGGCAACGTCAAGGAGAATATGTTCGAGGTCATTGGCGAGGGCACAAACCGAAGATTGCTGTGCAATGTGGCAGGAAGCGGTTCCCCGTCGCAGCTGCCTATCAAGTATGTCGAACAAGTGCTCGATCCTTTGTCATGGGACTCCCTGTTCCGAGATGCCGTAGCTCTCCGGCTTGCCTCCAAAATGGCAATTCCTCTGGTCAAGAGAGCAGACCTTGCACAGTTCCTCCAGGGAGAGTTCGCCGCGATATTCAACCTGGCCAAGGTCGCGTCGTCCAAGGAAAGACAGGTTGACGAGGCAGAACCACAGTGGACTGACAGGGGCCAGCCCAGGCAGAGGCAGTAGATGCCAACGATCCGTCCGATATTCAACGACTTCTCCGCAGGCGAGCTGTCACCACGGCTTGCCGGGCGGGTCGATCTGCCTGTCTATTACCGCGGAGCCCAGGAGCTGACCAACTTCCAGACAAGGGTGCTTGGGGGAGCAGGAAAGAGACCTGGGACCAAGTATGTCCAGTCAACCGATGGGAGCAAGAAGGCCAGGCTCATACCGTTCGTTATTGATGCCAACACTGTATTCCTCATCGAGCTGACAGGGGCGACCGTATCCCCTGCGGCTCCAGGAAAGATCAGACTGCTGGATGCCGCATCAGGTTTATGGGTATCCAACGGAGGGAATCCAGCCAGCATCCCTACATCCTACACTGATGGCGATTTGTTTCAGATCCGCTACGCACAGACCCACCGGGAGGTCATGCTGGTCCATCCGGACTACCCTCCCTTGTGGTTCCGGTATGTCTCCGGGACTCCTACCACGGCAGTCCTGGATTACACCACGTCAGACCAGTCCTTTGCAGGAAACCTGATCGAATGGACAGCCCCGACCGAAACACCGTATGACACCTATGAACTCTGGGAACAGGTAGCTCAATGGCTGTCCTCGCGCAAGGATTATCCAGCTTCAGGTACATTCAACAGCAAGACGGTAACCGGGATCAGGCGCAATGACCTTGCCTTGACCGTTACGTTCTCCGATGAGACCAATGTGGTCATTACCCGTGGATCAACTTACTCATACCAGGGAACGATCAGCATGGACATGCGGCCCTTCATCGGGGCCGGTAATTATCCTGGGGCTGTCTGCTACTTCGGGGGACGACTATGGATGGGTGGATCCAGGAAAGATCCTGCGGTCCTGTGGGGCTCCAAGCCCTGGGACTACAAGAATTTCGTGCTGTTCGAGGAAATCGTATATAAGACAAAAGAAGAAAAACCTTCAGGCGAAGTTGGCAATGGCTTCACTTGTACAGCATCGGCTACCACTGACTCGGTGACGCTCAAGTCTGTCACTCCGGTACTGACTATCGACGAACTCAAGGACAAGTACGCATCAGGTGTCAACGTGGCCTACGGCACGAAGGTTGTATCGAACACGGCCGACACCATTACCCTGGATAGGGGCGCGATAGGCTCGGGATCTTTCGCAGTCCGCTTCACTGACTGGAAGGACGCGATGGTTCCCGAGTTCGATGACTCGGAGGACACCACACAACAGGTCGGCGCAGGATCCGCTGTAAGGCTGGGACTTGCCACAGAGGAAGATGAAAGGATTGTCTGGATCTCTGCGGCCCAGGATCTGTATGTCGGGACGACATCATCCGAATGGGTTATCCCTGGAACCAGCAACGCTGTCCAGGCCAGGGCGATAATCGCCTCAAGGTACGGATCTGCTGACATCCAGAGCAGGTATGTAGGGGACGGGCTCATGTACGTTGCTCCGGCTTCCAGGCACATCAGGCAGCTTTCCACTGGAGGAGGGGCTCCGCTTACACTCCAGGCTGAACACATGGTCAAGGTCGGGATCACACAGCTTGATTTCGCACAGGTCCCGGACATGTGCCTGTACGCTGTCCTTGCCAACGGCGAGCTTGCCAGATGCCTCATGGAGCCCTCTACTGGCGTGATTGCCTGGGACCGAATCAAGGTACGGGATGGCGACTCAATCGAAAGCGTGGCCGTGGTTCCTGGAGCAGACAGGGACTATGTGTACATGGTGGTCAAGCGGACCATCAACGGCTCTGCTGTACGCTTCATAGAAGTGCTGCAGGAGAACGAGGATGATTCCCCTGCAAGCCAGTGGTATCTGGACGCGGCTGTCTCGAAAAGCGGAGCGGCCTTCACGACTGTGACAGGACTCGCGCATTTCAATGGCCAGGAGGTCAAGGTACGGTACGTCCCCGCTGCAGGTGGAATAGCGGTAGCTACCGTGACCGTATCCGGTGGATCCGTGACGATTCCTTCGGCAACCTACGCACTGGTGGGGCTTCCTTATTCCGCAGTGCTGCGGACGCACCTGGTCAACTCTGCGGACTCCGAGGGGCTTCATAAAGGCATAGGAAGGGTCTTCTTCCGTCTCTACAAGAGCAACGGGTTCATGCTGCGATATGACGAAACCAGTGATCCTATCCCGGTCGATCTTCCATCCGGTTACACCGGAGCCCATTACGTGACCACCGACATACCGACGATGATGGATGTAGGGCTGAGGGTGGAATCGGACGATCCTGTCCCCGTGAACATCCAGAGCATCGTTCCTGAAGCAGAGATAGGGGGCTGACATGGGACTTGCTAATCTCCTTTACAAGGCTATCTTCAAGCCTGTTACCAAGGTAGTATCCAAGTACGGGGATGACATATTAAATATCATGACTGGGGGCGCTACTGGCCGGGCCGAGGAAGCCAGGAAAGATCTGGCGCAAGCCAAGGTGGAAGCACAGCTCCTTGACGAATCCATTGCGAAGGACTGGTCGCAAACCCAGAGACAGGCAGCCATTGCAGCGCAACAGGCGAACATGGAAGCCGATGCAATCGGAGAACAAGCAAGGGCTGCATCCATCGACCAGTTCCAGGCTGAAAGTGCCGCGCTTGCCGATTCAGGGCTCAGTGGGATATCCGAAGGCTCTCCGTACATGGCAGCCCAGGCGTCATTGAGCGAGACAGACCGTGCTCTCCGCAACTGGTTCTCCAAGTCGTCAGAGAGCATCTCGATGACCGGCGAGAACACGGCAATGTCAATCGAGAATGCCAGGTTCAGGAAGAAGCAGGGAGAGAATAACCTGACCAAGCTCAACAAGAATATCAGCAAGATGGAAGACAACATGCCAGGCGGGCTTGATATACTTGGCGGGTTCCTGAAGACGGCTGCTTCGGTCTACAGCTTAGGATCAACAGCAATAGGAGGATTGAAGCTGGCCGGATTAGACCTTGGTAACTTCGGGCTTGGAGCTATGAACAACGGTCAGATGCCAGGCATGCTGGGGATGATGCGCATGGGCGGAGAGAAGATGTACACAGCATTAACCGAGGATGATACATTCTTCAAGGAATTCGACCCGCCCAAAATGGATATATGGGGATCCGATGCCCGGAAGTTCGGGGGCAAAGCCCAGGATCTATGGGGAGGATTTAAGGATAGTTTCGGGCAGACACAGTTCAAAGGCCTTGCATTGCCAACGATGTCTCCAATGGCAACTCCTGAAATGCTACAGGTTGGCGGCATGATGCCAATGAACAACCAGGCGTATCCACAAATGCCATCATATCTACAAAGCCCCCTGACAGCCCGCTTCGATCCGAGGTTTAACCTATGAGTAAAGGAACCGGCAGCCTTCTTGAGGGGCTTGCAGCCCTGTCGAACACCATCCTCCGTGACGCCGTAGGGATAGCCCAGATGCGGGTCCAGTCCGCCCAGATCAAAGCCAAGGCAGACCTGGATCTGAAGACTACGGACTACCTCCTGAAGATAGACAAGGGCGAGATTGTCCCGGATGACTTCGAGGTATCCTTCGATGAGTTCGTAGCAGGGCTCAATGACTATGCCGAGGAGCTTTCCTACGGTCCTGCCAAAGGTGCAGTCAAGTCCGGGATAGCTTCCATGATACCGGAGATGAAGCTGAGGGTCGGGCTTGCGATGAACAAGAAGCAGCTTGCCCTGGCCGAAGAGGATTTCAACAACGCACTGTATACTATTTCAAACAACCCGGGGCTGTCCGCACAGCAACGGTACGAGCAGATAACCGAGATCATAAACAAGACCCCGTTCGACAATACCTGGAAGGGCGAGCGGCTCAGGGCAGCGAAGGCCCAGGCCGGCGTCGAGGGGATCATGGAAGCGGCCAAGGAGAATGGCTACGAGGCTACGATCCAGCGCCTGCAGCAGGACAAGGAATTGCCGCTGAATGTCAAGAACGCCGCGCTGGACACCATGTACAAGACCATGGAAGCCAACGACAAGCAGGCCAAGGCCGACTTCGAGGGGTTCCTTGACCAGAGGAAGGGATACTACGACCCGGACCCAGAAGGGTCGATGATTGCCTTCCTCAAGGGAAGGAACATTTCAAGTAAGGCTGCCGAGGATCTGGCAGTGTCGTACCGGAACGAGCAGATCCAGGCCATGGATGCCTTCTTCTGGAGGCAGTACAACAACAACACCGAGAACCTTGCAGGGCTCATGATGCTACGCCAGGAGCTGCTGGTCGAAGGAGATCTGACAGGGTACAAGGGCCTGGAGAACTGGAGCCACAGGCAGGACCTCCGCAAGAAGCTCCTGGATGCTACTGACAAGCGCATAGAAGATCTGAAGGCCGGTCCATCTGGGGGCAAGGAAGCCAGCCACGCGAACCGGGCAATGATGGACCAGGTTGCTCGGAATTTCAAAGATGGATACGTGAACCCTGCGACCGGGGAGCGGGTAACCATGATGGATTCCCTTATCTCCCTGGATGCGCTCCATGTCGAATCCGGCGGGGAGAACCTGTCCGAGTATTCCAAGAACAGGAATTCCATCCTTGGACACATGCCCGAGCCCTTGAAGCTCCTGGCTGATAGTCTTGCCAAGGATTACAACAACAAAGGGTCTGACCTGAACAAGATGCCGCTTGAAGAAAGGAACAGAAGGGTCAGGGACTTCCAGGATGCACTGACAAACATGGCTGGAGCCAGGCCGAACATTACCCTCAAGGAAGCCGAGGAATGGGCTCAGAACTATCATAACGTGTGGAAGGCTGAGGAGATTCAGTTTATCCGCAACATGGAGTTCAAGCATGGCGCGACGAGGGACACCCATTTCCTCTTGAACATGGTCCGGATGGGATCCATGTCAGAGGAAGGCAAGCTGGATGCTGCGGTTGACATCGGAGCCCAGGGCGGGGTGAGGATTTCAGGAGCGGTGAACAGCTCCTACAATATGCTCATAGGCTGGCAGAAAGATATAGCTGCCCAGGAGTACGGCATTGTCATCCCGTTGACCGAGAAGGTGGGAGACGATGGCCGGGTGACCTTCACCTCTCCGGATGGCAGCACGTACTACTTCAAGTTCAACCAGAGCGCCAGGTCGATGGAGGACAAGTATTCACTCCATGTGCGTGACACGGCAGGGAATGACAGGAAGATAGACCGGATACACCAGCGGCCAACCCCAGCAGGAGTGCCAGCGGATATCCAGTCCCGGTTGGATAGCCGGGATGAACCGCCTCCTCCTGCCCCTTCGGGCCGGGATCCAGCCCTCTCCCCGGCTCCTGCCGGCCAGAGGTTGACCAAGCCAGAGGAGTTCAGTGAGTGGCCAGGGGACGCAGGGCTTCCCTCCGCACCTGCCTTGAGACGGGAGCTGGACAAGCGGACCACGACCGAGGACAAGCTCAGGTACATCCTGGGCATGTACAACTGGGATTCAGCCAGCAAGAAATGGGTGCTTAAATGAGCGATTTCAGCTTCGACACCAGCAAGGCATACGAGAAGGCAGCCTCCGGGCAGAAGTTCGAGTTCAATGTCGATGATACCTACCGCAAGGTCAAGGAAGCCACCACCTTCCAGGGTGTAAGCGTACAGCCCTGGGAGCTGGACATCATCAATAAATCCTTGTCCACCGCGCCGAATCCTGATGACGATGTATGGAAGTGGGCCTCCGCGATCCAGTTCTCCAGGATCCACAATAAACCGATAACCGAGACGATGCAGAACCTGGACTCGTACATATACGGGTTCTTCGGTGCCAGCATGCCTCCGAAGACCGCTGCAAGGGCCGTGGTGGACCAGTTCCACATGGCAAACGTGGCCAGGGAGATAAACGACCTGGGCCGCAGGGCTCAGAAGGAAGGGGGGCTGACCCCTGAACTGACCCAGGAGCTGGCCTTCCTCCGCAGGGAGATGGAGAAATACGCCGACAACGTGGATGACCGGAACATATTCATCGAGTCCCTCAAGGCTGGCGTGAACAACTATCCCCAGATCGTCCGTGCTGTAGGTCTAAGTATCGCAGGAGCTGCAGTGGCTCCCGTCGCAGGAGCCATGGGTCTGGCTGTCACTCCTGCCCTCATGAAGGGTGTTGCGGCCGCATCCAAGCTCTATTCCGCCGTGGATATGGGACTGGGATCAGTGGGGCATGAATACCTCCGGCTCATCGAGAACGGAGCCGACAATGATGTGGCTACCATAGGGGCTGCAATATCCGGAGCCCTTACTGGTATCATCAACACCGCCCTGGGTGCCGATGCCATGGTCCGGGGGCTTGCCACTGGTGTATCCGGGGGCCTTGCGAACGCGATATCGCAGAAGGTATTCGCCAAAGGTGTGGTTCCGACAATAATACTCCGGCACTTCACCAGGACAGCTGTGTCCACTCTGGAAGAAGGTCTGATCGTGGAGCCCCTGGATGCCCTGGCCTCCAGCCTGACGGATATCATCGCCGCAGAGTACATGGAGCATTTCAGGGGCAAGGAGATCGACCGACCGGGAACCGAAAGGATCGTCCGGGACATGCTGGAAGCCAGCAAGGGCGCTTTCCTGGCCACTCCCTGGTTCAGCGTCGTATCCGGCCCTATGGGTGTCGCATCGGACTACAAGGCCCTCAGCGGGCTCCAGCAGTACGCGAAAGCCTCCGACAGGCAGACCTTCATCAAGAACGCCAAGGAGACGGAAGTCGTCAAGGAAGTCCTGGGGCAGCTGGATCCGCAGGAGCAGGAGAAAGCCCTGAACGACCTGTGGGAGCGGGAGCAGAAGAAGACCAGCCTGGAAGCAGAGCAGAACAAGCCCCTGGATGCCAAGTACGTCTCCGGACACCTTCACACCAGGGATGTACGGATAAATGAATCCGACGATGGATCGGTGGAGGCACAGTTCCTCATTGGAGACCCTGAGACCGGAAGGCCTACGGGGAAACTGGGGTACGAGATCCAGGTGGATTCAAAAGGGAACAGGCAGCTCCTGCTCAAGGACGCAAACTTCTCCGATGCCTACGCAGGAGTTTCGAGCGAGGCCCTGATGGAGCTGGCAGCAAGCCATGCGGGGATCCCCATCATTGCCAACGAAGCATCCAGTGCGATGGCCCGGGCTCTCGTGGAGAAGGCCACGAAGATGAACCCCCGCGGGATAGAGCATGGAGCGCAGTGGTTCAACCAGTCCGGGGACGAAGGAACCCAGAGGTTCCGGGCCAGGGCGATAGACATGTTCCCGGATGCTTCCAGGCTGCAGATAGAACTTGAAACAGCCAGGCTGGAAACCAGGGCGGCCGCCGAAGGGCTCACCGTGCAGCAGTTCCTGGACAAGTACATGGAATCAGAGCTGTTCGTCCGGGATGATGCAAAGCTGCAGGACGCATGGACCAAGGCACAGGCCACCGGGGAAGTCGAAGGAACCAGCGCGAGGGCCGGATTCTATGTGGATCCGGACAGCGGGAGGGGCTTGATCCTCCTGTCCAAGAGTTCCAATAGCCTCTCGCTGCACCATGAGATGCTGCACATGTACCGTAGAACTACCATCGGGACCGAGGCAGGCAAGAAACTGGACCAGGCATACGGCGTCTCCGGAGGGGTCTGGACCAGGGCTCAAGAGGAACAACTTGTCAATGATGTGATGACCTGGGAAGCCTACGGTACGGTCCAGCACGAGGGGCTCAGGGGTATCTTCGAGCAGATCGGCAAATACATCGTCCGCATGTGGAAGGCCTTGTCCTCCGAGAACAAGGTAAGCCCTGAGCTTGCAGCGATATTCGACGAATGGTTGGGAAGCCAGTCCTCTCCCCTTTCAGCGATCAACCAGGAGATGCAGCAGGAAGCGAAGCAGGCAGAACAGACCATCCAGGAAAGTCCCACCGATGAGACGGTTACACAGCAGCCTGTCCCTCCATCAATGAAGGGGACGGCCCTCCCTGTTGAATGGGTGTCGCCTGATTCAATCTTCGTGGACAACGAAGTAATTCCACAGTTCAAGAAAAACGCCAACAAGCGTGGTGTCGTCAAGCAGCTTCCGGGAAAGTCGTACCGGACTGAACCGGCAAACCCGATCCTTGTATGGGAACGTGCATCCGATGGAAAGCGGATCATAGCAACAGGAAGACACCGGGCAGACCTTGCACAGCGTGTCGGAGCCCCCCAGGTTCCTGTCCAGGTGTTCAAGGAGTCAGACGGGTACACTGTTGATCAAATGCTGATACTCGATGCAGAGCAGAACATCCTTGATAACCAAGGAACAGAACAGGACTTTGCCCACTTCTTCCGGCACACCAGCTACACAGAGGAGGCAGCCCAGGAGAACGGCCTTCTGCGGAACGACAAAGGCCGGGCCGGATGGGTGATTGCACGGTACGCAGGGGATTCCCTGTACGGACTGTTCATGATGGGGGAGATCCGGGCAGACAAGGCTGCAGCGATTGCCGAAGCATCCAGGGGAGACGAAGCCCTGCAGGCAGTAGGGATCAGGAAACACCGCGAGATGACCGCGGACAAGCTCCTGGTATTCATCGACATGGTTCGCGCCTCCATGGTCCAGAGGTCCCAGCAGCAGCGCGACGATAGCGCACAGACCGACCTGGACGGATTCGCCTCCGATGAATCATACCAGGAGATGATCAGGCAGAACGAGATCCTGTCAGAACTCCTGGCAGACAAGCTGTACGACCTCACCAGGATGAAGACCACCCTGACCGGGGCTTTAACCCTGTCAAAAGCAGACAGGGCAAAGATAGCCAAGGAATACGGGCTCAATATCCCGGTTGATGCCGAGAATGTCGGCGATGTCCAGGGGAAGATAGACGAGATCCTATCCGAGATTGAACGGCTCAAGGGATGGGCCACGGATCCTGAAATCATCCGGCAGCTCAGGGTCGAAGCAGGCCTTCCTGTATCCGACATTGTGGTCGAGGAAGAAACGGCATCACAGGACACCGATACCCCGATGATGTTCGAGCCGGAAACAGAAGATGATTTCAGGCAGCTCAGGCAGAAATGGGCAAGCGAAGGAGTCACTCTAGACATTTATCCTGGGAAAAACAGTGCAAGTGTCACCATTAAGGTCAACAAGGAACTAAGAGGAAAAGGGCTCGCCACCGCCGCAATGATGGAAGCTGGAGCCCTGGCTGACAAGCATGGAATCCAGCTTGAACTGACTCCGACAAGCGAATGGGGATCGTCGAAAGCAAGGCTTGTCGAGTTTTACAAGCGGTTCGGGTTCGTAGAGAACAAGGGCAAGCACAAGGATTTCCGTGTCAGCGAATCAATGTACCGTCCTGTTGCACGAGTGATGTTCGAGGCCGATGACCTGTTCGACGAACGCACCCTGTCCGATGTTGCCGTAAAGAAGTTCGGAACCACCACGAACCCGAAGGAAGCGGGATACATCCTGTCTGACGGACGGATGCTCAACTTCTCAGGCAAAGATATCGGCATGGGGACGACTAGTGATTACCAGGGCGGGATCAGGATGCTCCAGCATGGAGCCGTTGCCTCCATCGAAGGAATCTCGAAGAAAGACCCGTCCCAGGATTTCATGAAGAAAACCGGAGCGGTCCGGGTGGACTTCAATGCCGGCGTGGCCTATTCGCTTGGGGTTCCTTCCTTCGATGCAGCAGCGATCATTGCAGCCAATGCCAAGGGATCGTTCACCCTGCACATAGACGGACCGGATGGGCAGCTTGTGGGAAGAAAGACCCTGAATTCGGCCACTCCGTATGACGTTGCGAAGTTCTACGACAACCCTACCAAGCCCGAGACTGCGAGTTTGTTTGACGAGGCTGATCTTCCCCCAAGGAAGCAGAAGGATCAGTTCCTGTTGTTCGAGCCTGCTGGTGATATTGGAAGCGACAAATTCAAAGCATTTTATGATGGCTCGAAAATTATTGACGGCAATGGCAACCCTGTAGAGGTTTACCACGGTACAGGCAGTGTCATCGAAGAATTCAGCCTTGGAATAGCGCAAGACAAGGAAGGCCGCAAGCGCAACCTTGGAATGGGCAAAGGCAAAATTTACCTGACTGGCGAGAAGGCTGTTGCATCGGCATTCGCAATGGCAGCCACTGAAAGGAATCTTGGCAAAACACCGAATGTCATGCCTCTGTATGCTTCGATCAAGAATCCGATCATGGAGAAAGACTACTATTCCAGGTTCAAGGAGCTGTCCGGTAAAGACTTGTTTGACAGCTCGGTGGAAATGAAGACCAGGGATTCATTCATAGACAAGCTGGACAAGCAGTTGAAATCAGAAGGGGTGGACGGGATAATAGAAATCCATCCTGACGGATCGTTCGGGCAGATAGCAGCCTTCTACCCCACACAGATCAAAAGCGTAAACAATTACGGCACTTGGGACACCAGCGACCCGCGCATTCTTTTCGAGTACGCCGGAGAGAACGCTGTACTGACCGATGAAGAAAGATCAGCCCTTGCTCAGGCCAAGCAGATGTTGGCCTCCGGTGTGGATGGAGAAGAAATACGGCAGAAGACCGGCTGGTTCCAGGGCAAGTATGACGGCGTGTGGAGGACGGAAGTACCATCAGGGGAAATAATCCCCCGAGACGAGATAGAATCCTGGGGAACCAGGGAGGACATGAAACAAGGGAATAAAACCTTTGATACTGTGGGCGGTGTTTACCGCAACCCGGAGTTGTTCAAGGCATACCCTGGCATTGACCGTATCGGTCTAACGCTACTTCCTGACACGGAAAATGGATGGCTCCAGGATAATCCCTATGGCATGCCGTCTATCGGAGTTGGCTACTCAAGAAAGACTGGCGAAATAAACAAAAACACTCTTGTGCATGAACTCCAGCATGCCATACAGAAAGTCCAAGGTTTTGCACGGGGATCGACCCCTGAGATGCAGCGAAAGATGCAGGATGAAAACGCAGCATCATACAGGTTTTACTCAGATCAAATGTCAAAGGCCAAGAAGGATGGAGACAAGGAACTGTATAGGAAGCTCTACGAATTAAGAGCAAAGGTTCCAGCCCCGCAAGATCCCTTCCAGGCATACACTAAAACCGCAGGGGAGATAGAAGCCAGGGACGCTGCAAGCCGCATGGGGTTTTCCAGGGACCAGCGGAAGTCAATCCGTCCGTATTCATCAGAGGATATTGCTGCTGACGAAGCGATTATCCTGTTCGAGCCCGAAGACATAACCCCTGAAGCACAGGAAGCCTTCAATGCAGCCATAGAGACCTTTGGAACTACCAGGGATGTCTACGAAGCAGGATATGTCCTGCCTGATGGGACCATGCTGGACTTCTCGGGCAGGCATGAAGCAACAGGATACCAGAAAAAGAATGGCATGTTTGTTGTTGATAAAGGCCGTGATTACCTGAAGCATGAGAGAGCAACCGATCATCGAGAAATAGACTGGCCTGGCGCTCCAGAAGGCAGAAACGATTCAATGGAAGCGTTCATTGATATGGGTGCAATCCGTATGGATGCCAACTCAGGTCTTGCCGATATGTCCAGGATGCCTACCACGAAACAGTGGAGCGTGATCAAGACAATAATCCAGGGCAGCGGGACATCATGGGTTGAGATGCGGGACGGTAAAAGGACTGCGACAATAGAGGCTGACGGGAATCCAGCAAAGGCACTGGGATATATCCGGCGCTTCTACGACGGGCAGGACTTTGATAGCACGATCATGTTCGAGGCCGGCGACCCGGAGTTCGACCGATGGTCCGAAGGCCACAAGGTTGTCGATGACTCATCGTACAAGAACCTCCAGTCCATCCTGTCCATCGCGCAGGAGTCTGACCTCAATGCCTCGGGGTACTACCGGGAGACGACCAACTCTGAGATATCCGTACTCGGTGCGCTGAACCATTTGAAGGGGTGGTACAATCGGTCACTGGAGAAACACCAGCAGAACGCAGTTGCCTATAAGACCGATGATACCTTGGAGCGCACCCTTCAGTGGATGAAGACCAAGGGTATTTCCGAACAAAGCGCGACAGAGCAAGACCGTGAACTGGCTATGGATCTGGGATACTGGATACCTAGCGACAGGACGGTTTCCGAGCAGATCGAGTACCACAAGACCGAGGCTGTCTACGAAGCGAAGGAAGCCAGTGATCTTGTCCAGAAGATCAGCGGGATCGACCAGCTCATAGAGAAAGCCTCCAATACATTCCAGACCGGGGAGCCGGTGGTTGCCAAGGTGTTCCACGGAACCGGCAGGAACGTAGATCAGTTCGATAGTTTCAGGGAGGATCTGAGGGGGTCCTTTACCGGAGCAAGATCTGCAAAGATAGCATTCTTCTTTGGTGGAAACATCAATACAGCTCATGCGTATGTGCCAGACACTGGGCAGAACACCGAATGGTACAACAGGCTGGTGGCTGACGGAAATGCCAAAGGGGCATCAGACGAAGCAGTTGATCGTCTGCAAAGGTACGTTGATGCTTACCTGGAGATGGGAACTGTCCTGAATGACGCATTGACACAGATCCAGGCAGAGATTGATGCTTTGGGACCAACCCACCCTGATACCAAATTCCTCGACAGGTTGGATGACAAGAGGCGGAAGCTGGTAGGTGAAATTCAGGATCACTACACAGAGTTCCCTAGCATTGAGACAACCAAAAGGATAGCCGAGTACGCAGGGCTTGATGATTTCGACCCAGCCCCTCCTGCTGGAGGAGTCCTTGAGTTATGGCTCAAGCTGGACAACCCCAAGGTCATCGACTGGGGTGGTGGTGCATGGCATCAGGCTGCCGATGGCGTGACCGGACGGTGGTTTGAGGCAGTCAAGGCAGCGCGGGACGAAGGCCATGACGGCATCATCCTGATGAACGCCAGGGACGGTGGGCCGACCGACAACATCTTTGCCAAGTTCTCCAGCTACGGGATCAAGGATGCTTCCGGAAGGAATGTCACCTTCGACGAGACCAACAGGATCTACTTTGAGGCCGACGATGGCTGGATCTACAAAGCCGAAGAAACAATCTCCCAGAAGCTCAAAGGCCCAATGCCTGGAAACAGCATACTCAAGATGCTCCAGAACGCCGGGGTCAAGGCTGAGGAACTGAAGTGGACCGGGCTGGACAAGTTCCTGGACACCGACGAGAAGCTGACCCCTGCACAGGTGATGGAGCATATCCAGGGGAACCGGTTGCAGATCGAGGAAGTGGAAAAAGGCTGGAATAGCGAACGGGCCAGGCGTAAACTTACAAAGGATATACTAGACAAGAAGTGGGAAATTGGGCAGACCACTGACCCGGTAGAAATGGAACGCTTGCGCGGTGAGCTGGATCATCTAAACAAGCAGGCACTTGCAATGCCCCTCCCCAACCCTCCCAAGTTCTCCCAGTACACCCTCCCTGGCGGCGAGAACTACCGGGAGGTGTTGTTTAAGTTACCAGTGAAAGTAGGCGAACTTAAACCATTTCCGGAATTCGATGTATGGGCTAAAGAAAACTTGAATGAAATTGGATTGGCTGATGAAAAGTTTGCACGAGAGGGATATGAGATAGCTAAAAAAGAACAATACAACGATGCGTATAGCGATGCGTACAACAGACAGTACCAATCCGGCCACTGGGACGAGCGCAACGTCCTCGCCCACACCCGCCTGAATGACCGAGTAACATCAGACGGCAAGAAAGCCTTGTTCATCGAGGAGATCCAGTCTGACTTGCATCAGGAAGGGAAGAAGAAGGGGTATTCGACAGAAGTAAATATCAAGATCGTTGAATCACAGGATGATCCTGGCTATTGGTTTGCAGAAGATGACCCTGGGAAATTATTCACCAGCAAAGAGGTTGCCGAGAAAAGCGTTGAGAAGCGTATAAATGGCTTGATGACTCCTGGCGTTCCTGATTCTCCCTTCAAGAAGACCTGGCACGAGTTCGTATTCAAGCGAATCCTACGCGAGGCTGTCGAGAAGGGGTATGACACGGTGTCCTGGACACCTGGAGCGGTACAGTTTGATCGTTGGGGTTCAGAGGAGATTGCCTGGAAGCGCGAAGGAGAAGGATGGAAGGTTGCTGTCACCGAGCAAAGGGGTGGCGTAGCTGGTGGTGTTGACATCGAAGCCGACGCTCGTAGGCGAGGTGAACTCCTGGAGGTTAGTGGAAAGTCGGTCAACAGCAAAGAAGCATTGCAAGGTATCGTCCGTAATATTCTGAGCCGAGAACACTCCGATGAGCAGATCAGCAAGATCGTAGACCGCACGTGGACCAGGATGCAGACCGAGGATGAAGGCTCGTCCATGCCACGCAAGGAAGGCATGGAAGGCTTCTATGACAAGATGCTTGTTGACTATGCCAACTCTTTCGGGAAGAAGTACGGAGCCCAGGTGGCAGACTCAGAGCTTCCCATGCAAGGCTGGATGCTTGTCGAGACTGGAACCCCCGACGAAGGCAGACGGATAGGATCTGATGTATTCGATTCGGAAGCGGAAGCGGAACGGTTCGCAGAGAACAGCAGGATGACCTATTACTCTGCTGAACCTGTTGAATCCCAGACTGTCCACTCCATGCCCATCACCCCTGCGATGACCATGATAGCAGAGAAGGGAACCTACCTGTTCGAAGCTGTAGAGCAAGCTTCCCTTACTGTGCAGGACGAGCTGTATTCCAGGGGCTTGGAGTATTCAGTCCAGTATTCCCGCTCCTCACTCTCCAGGTACTACAAGGTCAACGGAGAATACCTGGTCCGGGTATCTGATCATCCCTCCCCTCCTGCGGGTGGATACTACGGCAAGGCTGACATCAACTACGATGTGAAAGACCCGGAATCAGCAAGGGTTTTCACTGAGTGGGCTGACACTATCGGAGGCAAGCCAAGGTTCTCCGGGGAGCAGTGGTTCGCTCCGGAGGGGATGACGGAAGCAACACCCAAGACCCTATTCGAACCGGAAGACTCCGAACCCGACGCATACACCCAGAACCGGGGCAAGTTCGCAAGCCAACTATCCGAGGGCAAGAACCTGGAAGCCTTCCTGTCTGACCTCTGGGAACGCATCAAGGCAGAGAACGACCCTGAGACGAAGGGAAAGACCAGCATCGAGAAGATGCTTGCCAATCACCCCTTTGTACTGGGAGCTGTGATATCCCACGGCAAGAAGGGTCAGCCCTTGAATTCAACGGTCCGCAGGGCTGTGCTTTCATCCATACGCAAGAGCGAACTGGCCTTCAAGGAGATGTCCTCGGAGCTGACCGGAGATCTGGACCTTGCCCAGGAAGTAAGGGTGGAGAAGGAAGCAGTCACCGGACCCAGGGATATAAAACTCCCCAGAGCGTACAAGGGCATGACCGTGGCCCAGAGGCAGGCGGTCCTGGACAACATTAGGGACAAGAACCTCAAGGAGAAGATCGAGAACGACACCATCACTGAACCTGAGATAAAGGAATACATCGAGCGCCTGGAGTCTGATAGAAAGAAGCTGGCAGACCGGGAGAAGTCCCTGGATACCTCGAAGCTCAAAGGCCAGGCACTTGCCGAAGCCCTCAAGAGCGCCAGGGAAGAATCGAAGCTGGCAGCCAAAGAGATCCGGGCCATGTACAAGCTCAAGGAAGTCCGGGCTAAACTGGTGGCGAACATCCTTGAGCCTATCCGCAAGGGCGCGAAGATCGACTACGAGCAGAAGACCCAGCTCAGGGCGATCAAGGACTATCTGCGGAACAAGAAGTGGGAGACAGAACGGACGGAAGCAGGTGGATACCGGAAGACCGGCCGCATCGTCGAACCTCCGCTAAACTGGTCCAAGATATCCCAGCTTTTCCGGGAACACCCGGGCCTTGAAAACATTCTGACCCAGAACCTGGTGAACAAGATCAACGACAAACCCTTAAAGGATTGGACCTACTCAGAACTACTCAGGCTCAACAAGGCAATGGAAGCGATCTACGCCGCCGGCAGGACGAGCTGGCAGGTCAAGGAGAACGTCCGGAACATGGCAATCTACAACCATCGGGACGAGGTGGAAAGAGGGCTCAAGGCAAATCCCAAGTACAAGGACCAGAATGCTCCTGGATCGGCAGAGGAGCGCAAGATCCTCAAAGGATTGAATTCCAAGTATGGATTGATCCTGGGAACCATGAATTCCGAGCGGTTCATCGAGTATGTCCTGGATAAGAAGAATCCGGATAAACCCAACTGGACCCTGCTGGTGGATGAGCATGAGAAGCATTACAAGGAACGGCTGCGGCAGACTGAGCGCAGGGCCAATCCTGTTCTGGCATACATGAAGGCTCACAACATCACTGCTGACAAGCTGACCAGGAAGATCAAGGTCGAAGGTGCTTTCTTCAATGGGAAGGATGTCCATTATACCGCAGATGATATAATGATGTTCGTTGCCGGCGCAAGGAACGAGAAGTCCAGGGATGCACTCCTTGGCATGCTGCTGGACGAGGTGAACGAGAAGAAGTTCCTGTATGACTCCAAGACCCTCCGGGCGATAGCAGAACCACGGCTCCATGCCGTTCTCAAGGCTGCGGAGACCGAGCTTACTGCGGATGAAAAAGGTCTCATGGAACTCATTGCCAAGGATTACGCGACAGAGTTCCCACGGCTCAACAAGGAGATCATCAGGCTCACCAACGAGGAACTCAGGCAGGAGGAGAACTATATTCCGATGCTCAGGATGGGGCTGACCCAGAATGTCACTGAATCGGTTGTGAACGACATCCTCACCAGGAACGCCAGTGCCGATGGGTCTACATCATACATGAAGGCCTCCCCCGAGAATGGATGGGCCAAGGAGCGCATAAACATCGGTCTGACCAACCAGGCTCCGATACGACTGGGACTGTTCAAGACCTGGATGGAAGCGACTCACGCCCAGGAACAGCTCATAGCCATGGGCGAGTACGTGGACAGGCTGAACCGTGTATACAAGGGACATGGAGCAGAGAAGATCAGGACCATGATCAAGAACATGGCTGGGGACTCAGGGCTCAAGGTGGTGGACAACCATATCCACAACATAGCTCACACCCGTGCCGTGGAGATGTTCGGACGCCAGGGAGCGGACGTATCCGACCAGCTTCTCAGGAGGGCCAGGGGGTTCGTGGCAGTCTCTGCTCTTTCCTGGAGGCTTGCTTCTGCCTTGAACAACCTTATGACCACCCCTTGGCCATACCTGGCCTATGCCCCTGGGCAGCTCTTCGGAACCGCAGCGGACATGATGAGGAATCCAACGGTCTGGATGGAGGAGACCAAGGCTCTCTCGATCACCCTCCGCAACTACAACCCTGACCCCCTCTGGCAGCAGATCAAGCGGATGGACCCGGAAGGATACGAGAAGGTTGTCAAGAAGATAGGCGAAGTAGGCATGAAGGGCCTGGAGTTCTCCCAGACATGGATGGTGGCTCTCGGATGGAGAGCAGTGTACAACAAGGAGATGGCAAAGCACGGCAACCAGGAGCAGGCAATCGAGAGAGCTGACTATGTAACCAGGCATTGCCAACCCTCTGCCAGGGCGATAGACATGGCTCCCCTGTTCCAGGATACCCATGAATGGAAACGGGCCTTCACCCAGTTCGGATCACAGCTTAATGTTGTATTCCAGCAGATGGCATTCGACATGCCCCATGCCCTGAGCGAGAAGAACTACAGCGAGTTCTTCGGTATCGCTGCCGGCATGGTCGTCAGTGGCATGGCCCTGGGAGTGATCAGAAAGGGATTCGGACGGGACAAGCGGAAGGAAGATGACGACCAGTGGTGGCAGGACTGGATGTTCTACGCGATAAGCCAGCCGTTCGCTTCCCTCCCCCTCGTATCCGGGCCTGTATCACAGGCTGTAAAGAGCCTGGTCACCAAGAGACCGTACTACAAATCGGGCTCAGGCATGTACCCAGTTATTGAATCAATGATCAGTTCAGGATACAATTTGGTGAGCGGAAATACAGGTAAAGGGATGACCGAAGCAGCAGTTACCCTTGCACGTATTTCCGGGCTCCCAATCCTAGCGGTTCAGGAATACCTGCAATACTTGCAGGATGCCCTCGGGGAGGAATGATGGCGTCACAGAAAGAGGATCTGGGATATAAAGACCTCGTTGTACGTTCCATCAGAACTCTTGACGGAGGGCTTGATTCCCGGGAATACCTTGGGGTCAAGACCCGCATCCTCCAGGCTGAATCCGAGATTCACCGTATCAACGGGGTCATGGGAGACTTTGACCTCTCTGCTGTAAAATGGTTCCTGGAGATCCGCTACAAGAAATCCCTGCTCCAACCAGAACCACCAGTTGTTGAAGACCCCTCCGACTGGTTCCTGTACATCCCCGCTGGCGAGGGGTACGGCTGGCAGACCAGAGCCCTCAAGTATGCCGACGGCACCCTGGTCAGTACCTGGGAAGAAGCGATCCGGGTCCCTACCACCGACGACCTGGATGATATTATCGACGGTAGTGCAATCCTGGATGGAGCCATAGAGAAGGCCAAGCTCTCTTCAGGCTTCCTGCTGGAACATGAGACTATATCCAGCGAGGTATTCCCATACGGCCTTTCAGAAATGTCAGACATTGCACGTATTGACACCCTGTCAGGTGAGGCATCCACACTGGCAACCGGATTGATGGAGGCTGTCTCCGACACCGAGGAAGGCTTGCTTGCCAACAATATCGTGCTGGATGGCAACATTACGGCTGTATCCACCTTACAAAGCACGGTAGATGGCCTGACCTCCTTAGTAGGAGAGCTGATAGACGGGGGCGGAGGGCAGGAAGTAAACCTGACCATGATCACCCAGAACAAGGCGAATATTGCACTGTCGGCACTATCTGGCAAGTGGGTGAATTACGACACAGGCCCGGGGGAACTTGAAACCTGGAGCATGGCCAAGATCAACATCCTGAACGACCAGATCTCCCTGGTCGTAGAGTCAGATGGCGGGACCGGCTGGAACGTAGCCAGCGTCATCATCACCGACGACAATATCAGCTCCAAGGTGGCCGAGGTGATCGAGACCGACGCCGGAGTCATTGCAGCTGTCTCAGACATCGTGCAGACCAGCGACGCTATCATGCTCCGGGTCCGCGAGGCAGAATCCCTTGCAACCGAGATGATAGACCAGGCCCTGGCCAAGGCAGAGGCCGGGATCTATGTATCCACCAGGCGTATCGAGCTGGCAGTACAGGCCCAGGCAGAAACCGACACCATCACCCGGAGCCTGATCGTCATCGAGGCCGACCGGATCACCAGCGAGGTAAGCCGGGCCAGCGCTGCAGAAGGAGTCCTTGCCAGCCTGATCGTCATCGAGGCCGACCGGATCACCAGCGAGGTAAGCCGGGCCAGCGCTGCAGAAGGAGTCCTTGCCAGCCAGATCATCAGTACAGCAGACAGCATCAACCTGTCAGTGTGGGGAACCGAAGCAGTACCTGGCCCACTTCCGGTGGCCAGCGGCGAGATCGCCATTCTCAAGGATAGCGTAGCCGCCCGGGTCCAGGGCGGGGGCAGCTCTGCCTTTCTCGGCCTACAGATTACTTTACCTCTGGAAATAACCGCCGATACAATGACCGCCATGTCCAACGCTGCCGGATCAAGCTCTGCGATGGTGCTGGCTGTATATGCTCCGGGGACTGATGGTATCTACCGGCTCAAACCGGGAGCGAGCATACAGGATTTCGATGCACTGCGGACGGTACTCAGGGCAGCGGACTTGCTCGGCTCCCGGTTCACGGTCGAGGCGGACGAGCTGGTCTTCGCAGGCGGAGATGTCATGTTCCCGGACGGGAAGCTGCTGGTCGGGAATGTCCTTGGTGCAGCGACCACGACACAGGTGTCTGATGCAGAGCTGGCAGCCAAAGACGCAATGGCAGACAAACTGGGGTTTGATGGTTGGGGCGAGATGGAGCTGTCGGCACGGGCAGGCGGGACTATCATATCTGGTGGCCTTATCAACACAGATATCATCAATGCAGAGGCGGTAATAGCTAAGGTTGGATATTTTGAAGGAGAGATCAACGCTCATAGCGGAGTGTTCCGAGGAAGCATAGAGGCCGGGCCTCTCACATTATCCATTTCACCGCCAGGCTCAAGTACTTATTCGCAGAATGCCAACGACTATCGGGCGCTTGTAGTCAGCAAGATAGCAGCCCACCTCGGGGTCCATTCCGGCAAGTTTGTCTGCACTGGGACCATAGATGGACAATCAGTAGATGAAATCGAGATATCGTACAGCGCAACACAGTTCAAGGCAGCATACAAGGATTTCAGAAATTATCACAGTGGCAAGGCTATGGCAGACTGGTGGGAAGGTGGGAGTGTCACTCGCATAGATGCGACACTTAAAGGCTATCTGAATGGATCAGTGGTGACTGACTGGACCGGCGTATTCCATCGCCCAGGCAGCACATGGACAAAATTATGGCATGCACCATGGTCAGGATCGTATGGTTACCCATATGGTGACGGGATGGTTTCTGGGGAAAACCCACCTGACGGCAATAACCCGCAGGTCCTCCTGTCTGCATCCGAAGCCTTGGCAAACAGGAACCTCTCCCTTGCATTCAATGCAGCGTCGTTTACCTACAAGCTCACCGGCCTGCCGGACTGGAATACATTACTCCCGGCGGGCACAGTATACAAAGCGGCAGACGGCGCGAATTACCGTTTGATGATAAAAGGATAAAGGAGTAGCCCCATGCACATCCCGGACCCGCTCTATAAAGCCTTGATCGACTACCTGGCCAGGAAGCCCTGGCACGAGGTGAATACATTGATAACAGCCCTGGCCAACGCGAACAGCACTGGCCAGAAGCAGATAGAATCCCCGAGACCGATACAGGAGGCAGATCATGGCAATTGAGAATCCCAACCTGATACAGGGTGGCACGATAGGCATCGAGGCTGAGAAGACAATGAACTCATCCTATCAGGAACACATCTGGCTGATTCCTCCACGGATCGGGGTGATTTCCATCTCGGTCAAACTGGATGCAGAGACCGGCATGGGCTACAAGGTGGAGTACACCAATGCAACCGTGGCCAGGGTTCAGTCAGGAACGGCTGTACCATGGTTCGATGCGTATGGAGCGAACCAGAGCATCTCCAGGGTCATTGCATTGTACGGAGCAATCTCTGCCATCAGGATCACCCGCACGGCTGGCACGATGCTGGCATCCATAAGGGGGCAGTAACATGAGCGAGCCCGTAGGAGAACTGACATTCATTCAGCCAGGAGGCCCTGACACCTACCTGGCCAGGAGCGAGTATACTGCAGCAGATGTGAAGGCCAAGCTCGAATCGGTCGTCTCGGCCACCCCTGCTGCCAATGCTTCAACCAAGCGGGATGCCGCCGGTGTAGTCCGCAATCCCAAGGTAGAGGTCAATAATGGCCTCATCTGCGCCCCGAAAGCGAACATCCCCGAGTGCCCCGACAACGTGGCGGGGACTACGTACATACAGGATGCGTGGGCTACGGTGGATGGGTGGGGTAATCATGGTTCATCTTCGGTTTTAACAGTTGCTAATAGAAAACTAATCGTCACTGGCAACTTAGCGCAATCGTACACAAGGGCAAGAAGAACAGTAACAGCAGGCTCATGGGCTAATAAAACTTATAGGTTAAAACTTACAACGCTAAAAGGTGGAAGCTGCTGGATAGGCCACACTGACACCGTACCTGCTGTCGTTCAATTGCAGACAGTTACTCTTGCGGCAGGACAAACATTTATATTTAATACATTTGTCCCAGCCAATAGTGATACAGTTATTCATTTTGGAAACAACACCTATGGAGATGATGTTCTCACTGTTGAGTTCATCTACGCTGGCAACGGCAACCACGACTCCCTCGCCCTCGACGCATCCGGCAACGGCAACCACGGCACGGTATACGGCTGTACCCCTGTGGCCGGGATCACGGGGAGGGCGCTGAGGTTCAACGGCGAAAGCTATGTCAGGGCGCCGACCATAACGACAGGCCAACTGTTTGCCGATGCCGCATCCCGATGGTCGGTATCAATCTGGATTGGGCCATCCACAAGTGATGCTATCGGAGCATTTATTGGCAGGGCGGTGGTAAATTCTACTGACAGGGTATTCTTGATCAACGAAGTTTCCGTAGGTGACAAATCAATTGCAGTCAGGATAAGGGGGACTCAGACCACTATTAGTACGCCGATAGTATCTGGATTCGCTCTGATTACCGTGACATGGGACGGGACTACTGCTAGAGCGTACAAGGATGGAGTTTTTGTTTCCAATCTCTCAGTTGGGAATAGAGCTGATGACGCATCAGTTCTCGTAATGGGGATGACAACTGCGCTCAATGCAAACAGACTGATCGGCACCATCGACGACCCCCGCATATACAACCGTGCGCTGAGTGCGGAGGAGATCTGGGAGCTGTACCAGAATCCGGGCGGGAACTGCATCAATGACATGGAAGTGTCAGTTACACCTACCATGAACAGCATTGTCGCACGAGGCCCTGATGGCCGGATACGCCTATCCACCCACACCCCCGCCACCGCAGGAGCCGCAGGAACAGTCGGACAGATCGCCTACGACGCGAGCTACATCTACATATGCACCGCAACCAACACCTGGAAGCGCGTGGCCATAGCCAGCTGGTAAGGAGAACATCATGGACGAGGAACTGGAAGCAATGGAAGAAGCACTGGACCCGATCCCCGAGCCTTACCAGCTCACCCTGGAAGAGGTGCTGGCAGCCCGCCGAGCAGCGTACAGCCTAGAGGCAGATCCGCTGTTCTTCGGCTCCGAGCGGGGGGAGAACGAGCGCCAGGCATGGCTGGACAAGATCCAGGAGATCAAAGACCGCTGGCCGAAACCAGAGGCTACCCCTCCTGGCCAGGCAGAGGAGTAAACCAAGATGGCCGAAGTAATCGACAGCGAGGCCCGTGACCGCATCGCAAAGCTGTACACAGAACACCGCGAACTGGCTGCCGATTACTGGGGGCCAGACAAGAGTAATGGCAAGCGATCCATTGTGGTTGACCTTTGTGACAGGGTGGATACCTTGGAGGGGCATGTTGACCGCAGGACCCAGACAAGGGCGCAGGAGTGTCTGGGCCTGAAGGCGATCAAGGACTACATAGAGACGAACAAGAAGGAGATCACCATGCTGCAGATCGAGAAGGTCAAGGGCAAGCACTTGATGCACGCCCAGTGGGTACAGATAGTAGGGATCATCATTGTGGCGTTGATCGCCCTGCTTAAATGACCCTCACCGCACGTTACGCACACCTGGACAGCCTCCCGAGATGGAAGGTGGGGGACACCATCCTGGAGAACTTCATCGTCGGCCGCATGGGCAACTCAGGGCAAAGCACAGCAGCCCACCTGCACTTCGACCTGACCAGGGGAGAGAATGACGGGCTGTACAGTCTCCACGACATCGAGGCCGAGAAGCCGCAGTCTGCTCCAATGAAACAGTACCTGTACTTCCTGGACGACGATATGTTCATCGTTCCACTGGTGGTGACTACTGCCTATGCAGAGCTGGAGTACTACAAGCTGACCCGCAAGGTGCATCACGGCTTTGACCTGGTGCCGGAAGACAGGCGCACCACCAAGGACCACTTCGACATCCATTGGAATAGATCCATGAAGGGCAAGGTGATCCGGGTCGGCAACGATCCATACGGGTATGGATACCATATCCAGATAGCATTCGAGGTGTGATCATGTACAACAAATGGCAGAGTAGACGATGGATGGTGGCCCTGTGGTCCATGGCCTGCGCCACAGCGATCATCACCGCGGGGATAGTGCGCGAGGACATCCCCGGAGGCATGGGGGCTGCCTTGTCCCTGCTGGTCGGGGTGGCCGGGGGGTATATCGCCGCTGACAGTTTTACCAAGCCGAAGGGGGAGGGATGAATGCGAAAGGCTATCTGTTTTGCTTTGTGCTTGGCCTTGTCATCGGGGCCGGCGTTTGCGGGGCCATCATCTATAGATCAAGCTCTATCAGAATTGGACATCTTGGAGGCGAGCTTGATGAGGCAATCAGAAATAATAGACAGCTTGGAGAGCAGCTTGCTGATGCAGAAGTTATGGTCGGCAAACTTGGAGCGGAGCTTGATAGAAATGCAGGATTTATCAGTGCAGCAAGGACAGAGCTTGAGTCAAGCAAGTCTAGCATTGCAAAGATCCGTGCTATTCTTGAAGCTCTCCGTGATCTTGAACGCAGTGCTGCTGGGAGCAGTCACCCTGGCCTTGTTCATTAGATAACCCCCGCCCCCGCCGCTGGTGATGCCACTTAGCAAATCGTTCCAGGCGAGGCCGGGAGGTCAAGGCTCCCAGGGGGCTACTTCGATTCCCTGTGCCGCTTGAGAAAAAGGTCCACAGCCCTCGCCTCTCCTTGGTCGTAGACCGATACAACATGGGCCAGGTTCCCGCCGGCACGGGCCTTGAATGCTCTTTCGACTATGGTCCCCAGCCATTTGCGCTCAGGCTCCGGGTACGTTGTAGGCCACAAGAGCGTTGGTTCTCCGTCGATCCATACGCCATCCTTGTCCAGCTTGAACGATACCTCGGTGAGTTCACCTTCAATCTCCCTTGGCCTCACAGCCTCGATGAACTCGCGCAAGGTGGAAGTCTTGAACAGGGCAACAGCTTCCTTTTTCCCGAACAATCGGACCGCATCATTCAGGAGGCGCAGCTTCTCCACATGGCCATGCAGGGAGAATTTCCCCAACAGTTTGCGATTATCCAGATATCCTTCACCGACTTGTCTTCTCCTGGATACAGTCTGGCGGGGCATCCCCAGACGTTCATTCTGGGCTATCCGGTAGTTCTTCAGGTTGTTGAATCCTGCCTGCATCCAGAGTCCTTCTCGTTCGATCTTGACGATAGCTACCCCTTGGACCAGGGCAAGAAGGTCGCTGGTGTCCTGGATCTTCCGTATTCCATCCTCGATCTGCTCCAGGCTTGCAGAGTCGATGAAGTCGATTACCAGGTCATCGTCCCCCAGGTCCGGGATCTCGTACAGTGCAACCGCGGCCGTGCCGTCAATGGCTTTCAATAATGCCTCCAATCAGCCGGTCTATGTCGGCTCCCATCTCGGAATAGTCATACTTGGTTTTGTCTGTATAGTTCTCCTGCATTTCAGGGCCTGACCAGCCGAACGCTCCCTGGAGGATTGCATCGTTCACCCCTTCACCGCGGAGCATGGTGTTCAAGGTATGACGCAAGGAATGGAGGGTAACACCTGTAAGGTCCAGTGTTTTCATGGCCCGTCTCCACTCCCTGTACCCCATCGGGCCGCCAGATATGGAGAAAACCCACTCATCGGGCTTGCCTCTGCGGGGCTCAAGCATGTCCTGCAGGATCTGTGGATATGGTCCTGCCCGGACCTTCCCCCACTTGGGCTTCGCTGACTTGTCGCTCTGGGTGTAGATTTTCCGGTCCACGATAAGAACATCGCCAACCAGGGAACTCCACTGGAGTCCCCGGACCTCTCCTGCCCGGAGCCCTGTGACAGCAGCGCAGAAGGTGGCCTCATAGTGCATACGGTTGGCAAAACTTTCAGGATCCAGGACTTTCTTCAGGGCATCCTGGGTCAATGCCTCCCGCTTCTTCTCCTCGTACTGGATCTTCCCTATGCCGGCGAACAGGTCCCGCTGGATGAACTCCCGGAACAATGCCTCTCTGATGATCACCCGCAGGGCTCCCATGGTCTTCTGTGATACCGAGGATTGACCTACAGCCTTCACCAGGCGCTGCCTGAATAGGAGAATGTCGTTTTTAGTCAGATCTCCAAGGAGGATGCTGCAGACCGGATCGGGCAGGATATGATTTTTAAGCAGGGAGTATTGATTTGCTTTGTGGGGATCGGAGTACGGCTTGTTCTCTTCCTTGAGCCGGGATATGTGGGGACAATCGTCCTGGAAGAACTGTCCAGCCCAGGCCCCAAGGGTGATTTTCGGGCTGCCGATCTTGGGAAGTTCTGCCTTTGCCCACTTCTCTGCGGCCGTTTTATTGGTCTGTCCCGAGGATCTTGCCGTGGTACGCCGCCCATCAGGAAGGACAAACTGGACGTACCAGATATTCCCCCGCTTGTGCAGATAGAAGTCTTTGCTCAT